CTGGTAACTGGAAGACTTCTACTAAAGATGGTTCTTCAGTTAATACAGATCTGATTGTAGGATATGAGTATGAGTTTGAAGTTGAGTTACCTAAGCTCTATATAACTCAGTCTGATGGTCAAAGAACTACATCTGAAACTAGAGGATCACTTACTATCCATAGGATGAACTTTGACTTTGGAGATGTAGGTGTCATCGATGTTACACTTAAAAGAAGAGGAAGAGATGATTATACCTATACCGTTGAATCATTAGAATGGGATAATGTACTAGCATCTACAGCAACTATTGCTAAAGGATACTTACACACTATACCAGTATATGACAGAAATGAAAATCTAACAGTATTTTTAAAATCTAATCACCCATCTCCAGCTACCATTCATTCTATGAATTGGGAAGGAGATTTCTCACCAAGATACTATCAACGTGTCTAAATACATTCACCCAATTACACTGGAGGCTGCTATTCATGTAGCCTCACATCTTCGAGATGACGACTATAGAGAAGTGAAAGAAGGCCACGGTCATGAACCACTTCTCTATATTCCTCACTCCTCTTTCTGTGGAGACACAGTTTGGTTCGAAGTCCCCAACGGCAAGACTGCCGGATTAGCGGGAGTGCAAGAAGGTGGGTTAGTATGGATGTTGTGTACAAACGCAATCCATGAGTACCCATTAACCTTTGCACGTGAAGCCAAACGTTTTATAGAAAGTAGAAAAGAAGATCTCCTTTGGAACATAGTAGATAAACGGAATGCCGCTCATCTTAAACTTCTAAAGTTTTTAGGATTCAAGTTCTTACGGGAACTTAAACATGGTCCTAACCAATTAACCTTTATAGAATTTTGCCGTGTGCGAACCAGTATCAATGGCTACAATGGGGCTAAACATGGCCTCACAAGTAGCAGCATCAAACGCTGAATCTGCAGCTATAAGTCACAGTAATGCAGGGAAATTAAAAGCACATCAACGTGCTCAAGAGGATTTCAATATTCAAGCTAATCTTGATAATGTTCAATACTTGAATGATGTACAAGAACAAGATCATCAACAAGATAGAGTCTATCAAGCTATGCTAGATCAATGGAGTTCTGATGATCTACAGTTAAAGAATATATTTTCTAAGAATGATTTTGAAATAGAAGATGCTATTATATCAATGCATGAAGGAGGATATGCAGGAGAACAGACAGGTAAAACTGCTGGTAGATTAGCAGCTAAATCAGCTAAGGAAGCTGGTTATAGAAAGTCTAGAGCTATTCATAATAAGATGATGGCTGAAAGAGAAGTTAACATGAGGAAAGGTCAAGCCTTTAAAGAAGCATCTGATAGATCTAGAGATTTATTCATGGATGTAGCTTTTGCACCAACACATGGACGAAGACCAGCTGCACCACACCTCGATCAACAACCTAGCAAAGCAGGTTTATTTCTTGGATTAGCTAAAACAGGACTACAAGGATATACAGACTTCAAGGCTAATAAAGCCCCTGCAGTTTGAGGTAACCTATGTCTAAATCATACAATAGAAACATAGAGAGGCTCAAGACTGCTGAAAGCCGACACTCACAACAAGAGCAGAAGAACTTTATACAACAAGGTAGAGACGAAGGTCAAAGAGGTATAGATAAGGTTCGTCAAGTAACCGAAGGCTTAGAACCTTTCTCTAAAGAATTGAAAGCTTGGAAAAAAAGAGATATAGAAAAGCAGAAAGCTGAAGGTGTAGCAGCTGCTAGAAAAGCAAAGCTAGAAGCAGCTAAAATGCTACCTGAACATGCCAAAAAAATGGCAGCTATTGAAGAAGCAAAGAAAGTAGGTGAATTAGCATTTGAATTTGAAGATGCTGAAGCTATGGATATGGAGTACCATAGGCTCAAGAAGGAAATGCTTGATGCTGCTGGTACTAGAGCTTACCCTGATGCTGATAGAATAGCTCAGTTATCTCCTTGGCAACAAGTTGGTTTTGCTCAAGAGAAGTTACGTATATTTAACAATACCTTTGAAGATAAACTTGCTCATGCTATGCAAAATAGTACTGAACAAATAGAACTTGCTGGTATTAAGTTTACTCCTTCTGAAATAAAAGATAATAATATGGCGTTTCCTATGAAACAAGCAGCCATAGAAATTCTTGCAGAAGATATACGTAAAGCACAAGGTATAGATAGGTTCTCTCCAGAGATGTTAAAGCTATCTAAGACTGAAGATGCAATCCAAAAGGCTAAAGAAGCTCAATTAGGTAAGTATAGAGAGAGATATAACGTAGAATCCTCTATGAATACCAGACAAAAAGGTAAATTAGAGTGGAGTAGATCAGAGAAAACAGCTGTAAACTTAGAGAAACTACTACTTGTACACTCAGCTACTGTTGATACAGACGGTAATCTACTAGGTAATACTGGAGCTTGGAAGGAAGTAGAAAAGATTTTAGTTGAAGATGGTATAGCTCAACATAACCCAGAGTATGCACATAGAATCCTAGATCAACCTATGTCAGATCGTATGTGTCAAGAACTAGGTGTGAAAAAAGGTACTACTTTCTCTAAACAATGGCCTAAGAGGACTCAAGAAATTAAGAGACAGATTAAAGAAGGTTATGTAAAAGAAGTTAACGATGAACAAAAGTTCATCAATGCTGCAGGTACAGAACTTACTAATGAGTTTAAAACTAAAGCTAGAGAAGGTGCTCTATCTTCACAAGAAGTTAATGAGTACAAGAGAAAGTATGGTGAATTAGGTTTACCTATACCTGGTGATGTAACTAACTATGAAACTCTTAGTGATAGAGATGAAAGAGAAGATAAAGATACATTAGAAGCTTTAATAGCATCTAATAATGGTCGTATAACTCATGAAGAGTTAGATCAATATCATCCTAAAGCAGCTCTAGAATATAGAGAAAAAGCTGATAAGTTCCAGCGAGAAGCTCTCAAAGCATTTGATGCTGAGAAGAAAATTAAAGCTCATCTTGATACAGCCTTTACTAATATGGGTATTAAAGGTAATGAGAAGAGTCCTGCTTATATAGAAGCTATGGCTAATGCTAAAGCTGATTATGCTGATAAGTATAATAGATACATTTCAATGGGGTATACTCCAGAAGAAGCTAGTCACCATGCCTTACATGCACAACAAGTTAAAGATCCAGAAACAGGTGATATGTTAGTGGATTCAGTTGGTGTTCTCCATGAAATTAGAACTAATGGAGAAGGTAGTAAGTATGTTATATCAGGACAAAGCGTTGAGAAACTTATCAAACCTGGTCACCTCAGAGTAGCTAGAATTGCTAGTGGTAAAAGAGAGATGAGAGATGATCCTAATATCATCTTCAACGGTACTATAGGTGGTGATTATGGCCAAAGGCAGATAGATTCTGTAGTTGGTAACATTGACAAATATGGTGTTAAGAAAGGATTAACTATGGATAAAGGTGCTATACAGTATTACAAAGGTTTAGCACGTGGGAGAGATAATAATTGGATGGGTCTTTTAGATGCCCAATTAAAAGCTAATGGTCATGTAGGATTATGGCCAGAAGGTAAACCTGAAATTCAAATCTTCATGGAAGGTAAGGATGAGAATGGTGAAGACATCGTAATTCCAGAGGTCGAAGGATTACGAAGATCTATTTCAGCATGTTCTGGCTTCCCATCTAAATCAACTTTATTATATCAAAGAGGTTGCTTCCAAGATGGAATGTACTCAGGTAAAGCAATGCCAACTTCTGTATTTGATAGAAATGATAATCTAATGCCTTGGATAGGTATACATAGCTATAACCCAAATGGATGAACTAAATTTACAACCTGATGCATTAGGTGTTACTGACTCAACCTTCGAAGTAGAAGGATATGAAGATCAAGTAGAGCAAATAGAGAATGCATATCCTGAAGAGGATTTTAGAACACCCGTTGAAAAGCAAGCTGATTTAGATGCTACTCTCGGAGGCGGGCAAGAACAAGCCCAACAGCCTCAACAACAAGAAGGAGTATCTACTGAAGCTGCACAGCCACAAGAACCGGCTGGACCTACTCCAGAACAAGTAGAAGCTCAGAAAGCAGCTGAGAAAGAACAGCGTAAAGCAGAAAGAACACAACACCTAACTGCTAGAATATATGACCAAGAAACAGGTGACGTACATATAGACTCTATATTAGACTGGGAAGGTAATAAAATAAGTGAAGGTGCTAATGGTAGAGAAGTTATTCAAGCTCTAAAGTTAACACGTGATTATGATCCTCTAGAAGATCAAGTTCATGAATTGTTAAGTGGTAATAACCAACTTAATAAATTAAAAGCATTTCATATGATTAGAGAAAATGCTAATCTTACAAAGATTTATGATCATAATAATGATGGTGAAATAACATATGATGACTTCTTTGACACTACTAATTTGAATGGTGGTGATGGCTTAACTGATGAAGAGGACAGGGTCGCAACTGCAGAATGGTTAGAAGCTATGCTTAACCCAGATGCAGAACAACGTCTTAAAGGCTTATGGCAACAGTATGGTGCTGGTCAGAATATGGCACTATATATCAATAGGAAACGTAAAGGTTACTTTGATCCTAGTTGGCAAGAAGATACTAAAGCATCAGGTAGTGCAGCATGGTTTGAAATAGGTGCTGGATTACTAGAAACAGTAGGAAGTGTTGGTGATGTCATGCAGGGTAAGAGTTGGTTTGAAGACTCTACATTTGATGATGATCTACTACAACATAAGAATACTCAATCATTAGAGTTCTTAGTTAATAACCCTCTAGTTACAACTGAATATTCAAAAGATATTTATAATGGAACTTACTTTGCTACAACTGCTTTAATGGCAGCAGCAGGTTATAGAACGGTAGGTGGTGGTTTAACTGGTATGGGTGCTACCGGTATAGGTGGTACAATATCAGGACTCACAACCACAAGTTTAGGTAAAGGTATTATTGCAGATACAGTAGTACCAGCATCATTCAGAGATTATTCTGATCATGGTGTAGGTATGATGAGACAGCGAGGACCGTTACAAATCATTACAGAACATTATGGTGGACCTGCAGAATTGTTCACTCCATCAGTAGCTAATTATTATAATTCAACACACTTTAAAAAGTATGATAATATAATGGGTGAAAGCATGTTAGCTTTCGGGTTTGGTAAAGGTTTGAAATATACTGGTAAACTATTCAGATGGGCTCATAATAATGTAGGTCCAGCAGCTCATGGAGCACAACGTTGGGGCAAAAATATAGGAAAGCAATTCGATACAAGTCTTCATTCACTTCATACAAGAGTGGATGCTGAACTAGCTAATCCAGAATCATTCATAAGAAAAGGACAACAACAAGCAGCTGATATAGCACATGCTGGTAAAGTTCAGATGGGCAAAACAGCAGAAGGTTTTAGAAACGCTTTCGTTGGTACTGCAGATGACCCTGGTATAGCTTTTGGTGCTTATAAAAATGGAGCACCAATGATCGGCCAAGGCTGGTCTAAGGTTAGAAGTGGTATACGTCAAATCGTAAATGATATTGATGAGATGCGCTATGACTTATTTACAGGCCAAGTTGGTAGTACAGATTCTATTTTCAATCAAGTTGAGTTTGCTAAAGCTGCTAAAGCTGGTATTGCTGATTCTAAATTCGGTAAATGGGCTAAAGAATTAGCAGAAGATAAAGTATGGAAAAAACAATTATCTGATTTCAATCCATTAAAGAAAGGCACAGGTACTAGAAGAACAGCATCGGATAGTGCTAGAAAAAGTATACAAGAAATATTAGGTAGAGATGCAGCTGCAATGAGTCCTGATGAATTCTGGGGTAAAGCTATCTTAGATGGTAAATTAGATGCAGATGTATTTGAAAAGCTCTCTGATTTCGATCAATGGGCTATAAAAAATATGGAAGTCCAAGATGGTATCAACAAATCTCTTCTATTACAACTAAGAGATTCTGCTAATGCTACAGGGGAGATGTTAGGTAAAACTGATATATTCGCTGTAGATGGTGCTATGAGGAGAATCGGTGATAATCTTTCTGTAGGTTTAGGTCAAGTTAAAAAGACACAATTTACTTGGAACTTAGCTAGACAACTCTTAAAAGAGAATAATGGTAAGGTAACAAAAGAAATGATGGACGCTCTAATCTCTCAGTCAGCAACTGCTGAAAGAAGGATTATGAGAGAAACCAGAGACGGGATCAATTTAATGACCCGAATGCTACAAGAACAGCCTAATGATGAATTAGCTGAAGCAGTATTAGATGTCTTTAAAGTATCGAATGATGTACATAACTGGAAAGATTTTGATGCATGGATGCACCAGAAATTAGTAGGTGGTGAGTTCCAAGGTAAGGTGAAGACAGGTGAGATGATCCAAAACCTACAAGGGGTTATGGTTCAAAGTATACTTAGTGGACCTAAGACTCCTCTTAGAGCATTATTAGGTACTACTGTAAACTCTTATCTTAATGCTATCAATGAAGCAGCTGGAGCTACATTACGGGCACCATTTACAAATGATGTTGTTGCAAGAAAAGCTTCTATTGCTAAGTTGAAAGGCATGTTTGAGCTTGTTCCAGAAGCAATGGATGTATTCAGAAAAAACTGGAATGCAAAATTTAATGCAAATATTGCAGATATTAGAACTAGATACTCAGAAGCCCCTACAAAAGGTGATCAACTTTGGGATGCACAACGTATTTGGATTGAGCAAAGAGGTACTCCAGGTGAGAAAGCAGCCTTTTATATTAATAATCAGGCAAGAGAACTAACAAATAACAAACTTTTTGGCTGGTCTCCACGTGCCTTAGCTGCTACTGATGATACATTTAAGTGGTTATTAGCAAGAGCTAGGTCTAAAGAGAAAGGTATGAGGATGGCTTTAGAAGTAGTTGGTGATGATTTCGAACATCTTACACCTGACTTACTAAAACAAGCTGAAGATCTACACTATGCTCATTTATTAGATCCTGATGGTAATATAAATCTAGCTAATGATTCATGGTTGAAGAAGCAGTTTGAAGAAGTTACATTAACATCTGAATTAAAAGGCCAAGCTGCTAAACTAGATAAAGTATTTAGTGATATTCCCTTAATTAAACCATTCTATCTATTTGCTAGAACTGGTGTTAATGGACTAAACTTTACATATAAAAATACACCACTATTAGGAGCTTTACATAAAGAATCTCTTGATATACTAAGACATACAGGGGATGATTTCGCTGCATTACATAGATATGGTATTGAGAATGCTAATGATTTAGCTAATGCTAGAAACCTATTTGCAGGTAGACAGGCAGTCGGTTCCACAGTTGTTGGTACGATGAGTGCTATGTATATGGCTGGACAGTTAACTGGTAATGGACCTGCTGATAGACAGCTAAAACAGAACTGGATGAATGCTGGATGGAAACCTAACCATTTCTATATAGGTGATGTAGGATTTGATTATACAACCCTAGAACCTTATAATGTTATCTTCTCTGCTATTGCTGATATAGGTGATAATATGGAGTTGATGGGTAGTGAGTGGTCAGAGAAACGGTTGCAAGCTGCTGCATATGTAATAGGAAGAGGCTTGACAGGTAAAACATATATGTCTGGATTAGATCAGCTAATGCAGATAGCACAGATGAAGCCAGGTGCTTTAGATAAAGCTGGAGCTAATATATTAAATAATAGTATACCTTTGGCTGGTATGAGAAATGAGTTTGGTAAGTGGATTAATCCACACATGAAAGAATTAAATTCTGATATGTGGACTAATATTAGAAACAGAAATCAAGCTACTGAATTCTTAGCTGGAGGAGGCAAACTTCCAGAGAAGAGTGATATCTTAAATGGCAAACCAATTAAAAATTGGAATATCATTGGAAGATCTTTTAACGCTGTATCACCAGTATCTCTAGATATTAGAAATGATACACCTGGAAGACGACTTCTACTAGATAGTAACTACGATCTGAAATCTACAACCTATGCTTATGGTGGATACTCCTTTGTTAAGGATGCTCATGTTAGAATGCTATAGGTACTGTTCCAATTACGGTTGGATTTAAGAAGTTTAAAAATGTAGAAGAAGCTTTAACTTATTTAGCAAATAGAAAAGATGTTAAGAATTCTATGGAAGATATGCAAAGAGATAGCAAGAACCCAGCCAATTGGGATCTTGATCCTAATACATATCCTCATAATACTCTTATAGATAATGTCATGAACCAAGCTAGGTCGAAAGCTTGGGCTAAAATCAATCAACCAGGTCACCCAGGTTATGCAAAAGTTCAACAATTGAAAGCAGAAAAGGATGGTAAGGATTCAAAAACAAGAGATAATAGACAAGAGATATTAGATCTTAGTTTCCCTGAAAAATCCGTAGAACAATTCCCGAAGTAAACTAAATGGCACATACAAAAGTAACAAAAACTTATTCCCAAAATACGGGAACAGCTAATACATTTAGCTACTCTGGGAGTTTTGATGTATTCAAAGGAACAGAAGTAGTTGCATTATTAGACAATGTACTGTTGACCTATACAGCGTCAACCATAAATGAATCCGCCTCCCCTAGAGAATATACTGTAGACACATCAGCTAAAACTATACATATTGGTGGTGCTAATTTGTCTAGTGGTACTATCATAATAAGACCTGAGACTGATATGGGAGCCCCTACACCAAGGGCAGACTATACTCCAGGTGCATCAATCACATCAGCTGACCTAAACAATAACCAACTGCAGTTAATGCGGAAGGCTATGGAGTACGATGAGCAGAAGTTAGCTTCTACTGGTGATACGATGACAGGTGACCTCACTATGGGTGAGGATACAACAATTGTATTTGAAGGTGCAACAGACGATGCTTACGAAACTACTCTCACAGTTACTGATCCTACAGCTGATCGTACTATTACCTTACCTAATGTATCTGGTACTGTCGTAACTACAGGAGATACAGCAACAGTTACAGCCACGATGCTGGCAGCTAACTCTGTTGATTCTTCTGAGTTGGTAGATGGTAGTATAGATAGTTCTCATATAGCTAATGATCAAGTTGATAGTCAGCACTATGCAGGTGGTTCTATTGACTTAGAACACATGTCTGCTAACTCAGTTGACAGTGATCAGTATGTAGATGGTTCTATTGATACTGCTCATATAGCAGCTGACGCAATTACTGGAGCTAAGATAGCAGATAATTCTATTGGTCATGAACATATAGCTGCTGATGCTGTCAATACTGGAGAATTGTCTGACAGCGCAGTAACTACAGCTAAGATTGCAGCTGATGCTGTAACAGGTGCTAAGATAGCAGATAATTCTATTGGCCATGAACATATAGCCGCTGGTGCTGTTAATACTGGAGAATTAGCTGCAGACGCTGTAACAGGTGCAAAGATAGCTGACGATACTATAGACTCTGAACATTATGCAGCAGGATCAATTGATCTTGAGCATATGTCTTCTGCTTCAGTAGACTCAGATAATATTGTAGATGATACTATTGTTAATGCTGACATTAATTCATCAGCAGCTATTGCTCATAGTAAACTAGCAAACGTCTCAAGTGGACAAGTTATAGTTGGTAACGGTTCTAACGTTCCTACAGCTGTGGCTATGTCTGGTGACGTTGCAATCGCAGCAGGTGGTGCTACAACTATCCAAGCTAACTCTGTTGAGATTGGTATGATAGGTTGTGAGCAGACAACTATCTCTGATAGTGACTCTCATATTCCTACTTCAGGAGCTGTTGTAGACTACGTAGCAGCACAGATAGCACCTATTGGTGGTCTTGAAGTTATAGCAGATGATGAATCATTCCCTAATACAATCCCAAATGCTGGTGTTGTAATTAGTATAGCTGATGCAGCTGGACTACAAGTTAACTCTAGTGGTGTCTCAACTAATGGAGATGCTCTTGATAATTCCACTATAACCATTAATGGATTCCCTAGTGAATTAAGAGGTGGAGTTAATGGTAATGCAGATCCTTATGTATTTGCATCTGGTGCTGGTTTAATGGTACAATCCACTGGATCAAGCCATACTTATAACTATCACCAAGCATTAATAAGGGAAGCTGATTTTGTACAGTTAAGTGATGATATAAGTGACTTTAATAGTAGATACCGTATAGGTACAAAGACTGCTGATAATGCTTCATCTAACGATGATGGTGACCTATTCTTTGATACAGGTGCTAACAAGATGTATGTGTACGATGGTGCATATAACTCAGGTGGTGCATGGAAAGAAGTTACGTCAGCTGGAGACTTTAAGATATTAACAGTTAAAGATCACGACCAAGCTTCTGGAGGTTCAGGTCCAACATTCAATGGTTCTAATGAAGAATTTGATTTGTTTGATTCATCTGCAGATGCAAGTATTACAAGTGCTCAACAGTTAATAGTTAGTTTAAACGGTGTTATACAGAAACCTAATGCTGGTACATTTAGTGGAAGTGAAGAAGGTTTCTACTTAAATGATACTCATGGTATTAAATTCTGTGATCCGCCTCCAAGTGGTTCAGTATTATTTGTAACACAAATTGGTTCAGCAGTAGCATTAAATGAACCTGCTGATGGTACAGTTACTGCAGCTAAGATAGCATCTGGAGCTGTAAATTTAGCTAAAATGGCAGTCAACTCTATTGATAGCGATCAATACGTTGATGGATCTATAGATCATGTTCACTTAGCAGCAGATATTGTTGATGGAGATAACATAGCAGACGATGCAGTTGGTGCTGAACATATAGAAGTATTAGATGCTGATCTTCAGATGAATGGAGCTAATATCACTCTTCAAGATAGTGGTAGTAGTTCAGATGATCGTATTGTTTTAGGAGCAGGATCAGATTTAAATATTTACCATGATGGAACGGATTCTCATATCCGTAATAATGAAGGTAAATTAATTATTACCAATGAAGATAGCGGTGGAGATGACTTACATTTAAGAGGAAAGGCTGATGAAGAATCTATTGTTTGCTCAAGAGATGGAGCCGTTGAACTCTACCATGATAATATAAAGACTTTTGAGACAATAAGTGAAGGAGCGAGAGTTCAAGGTAATGAAGGTGCTTCTGCTGTACTTGAGCTTTGGGCTGACCAAGGCGATGACAATGCTGATAAATGGAGATTAGTTAGTGATCAATCTAGTAATTATTTTTACCTTCAGAATTATGCAGCTGGTAGTTTTGAAACATCAATAAGAGCGTTAGGTAATGGGGCCGTAGAACTCTACTATGACAACGCACTGAAATTTGAAACCAAGTCAGCCGGATGTGCTTTAAGAGGTACTATTCATTATGTTGAAGGTCTATTAAGACCGTGGAGTGCTACAAATACTGACTTAGGAACTGATTCTGATCGTTGGAGAGATATTTATATCTATAACGATATAGATATGAAAGATTTCGGTCAGATACTACTTGGAGATAGTGATGATCTTAGAATCTATCATTCTACAGATAACCGATTCGATTCTTATGGACAGAACGTAAAGTTTGTAAATAAAAATGCCGATGGTGGCGTTACAGAAAACATGCTAACAATGTCTCCTAATGGGGCAGTGAGTTTATATCATGATGGCAATTTTAAATGCGCATCAACTGCTGACGGTTTTGAAGTAGGAGATTTCGGTACTGCTGGTGATGTGTATGGGACAGAGGTTCGGGTAGACGGTGGCGTACGTACCTCTACTGCTACAACTGCTTTTCAATACATGACCAGGTTCTATAATCCTAACGGTCAAGTTGGTTATATAGCTGTTCAAAATAGTGCAACAACTTTTAGTACCAGTGGTTCAGATAGAGACTTAAAGAAAAACTTTGAGTCATGGGATGAGGACGTTTCAAGTTTATTTAAAAAGGTTAATCCACAAAAATTTAATTTTAAAACTGAAGAAGATAGTACCGCAAAGACTAAAGGATTTATTGCACAGGAGATGGTAGATAGTTTTCCAGAAGCCTACGTAAAAAACCCTGAAGAAGGAGAAGATGCTAAATACTATTTCAACCCATCTGGAATGGTTGTTTATTTGACTAAAGCATTACAAGAAGCAATAACAAAAATAGAAACCTTAGAAACAAAAGTCGCAGCATTGGAGGCAGGCTAAATGGCATTAACACAAGTAAAAACACTCGGTATAGCTGATGATGCTGTAACCCTTGCAAAACAAGCAGCAGGAACAGATGGTCAAATAATAACATATGATGCATCCGGTAATCCTACAGCAGTTGGACCGGGTACAGATGGACAAGTCTTAACATCAACAGGAGCTGGATCACCTCCAGCTTTTGAAGCAATACCAGGTGGAGCAACAGGCGTAGACTTTAACGATGATGTAAAGATCCGATCTGGGACAGGTAATGATTTAGAGATTTATTTTGATGGATCTTTAGGCTGGATTGATTCAGTTAATAACGACCCTTTAAGAGTATCTGCTGGTACTGGTAATTTATATCTACAAGGAGATAATGTTAGAATAGGTTCAGAATCTCAAGGAGAATATAGTGGAAAGTTTATTAAAGACGGAGCCGTAGAACTCTATTACGACAACGTTAAAAAACTATCTACGGACGCTCATGGTGTTCAAATAAATGACTGGAGATTACAGATAAACGCTGCTGCCGAAGGTGAAGCTGCTGAGTTATATTTCTATTCAGATCAAGGAGATGACAGTGGTGATTGTTGGAGATTTAGTGCCCAAGATGGGGGAGTTTTCTATTTACAAGGTTATCCAACAAGCGGTTTAGAGACATTTATAAAAGCTACAGGTAACGGAGCCGTAGAACTCTATTACGATAACTCAAAGAGACTTGAGACAAAATCAGATGGAATTAAGATTACTGGCTTATCAGTAGATATAGATGCCGATTCAGCAGCACCTGCAATATTCTCTGGTGATTCTAATAGAACTGGAGCTGCTCAACATTTAGCAGAATATAGAGGTGATTGGAATGGAACGACTGTAGCAAGAATGGTTATTGCTACAGGTGATGATACAACGAATAAAGATGAAGGCATGATTTCATTACAGACACATCCAGGTGCTGGTGGTTCTATGACTGAAAGGGTGAAAGTAACATATGACGGTCATGTTTGGACAAACAAAACAAAGGAAATGTTTTGGTATAAGAGTCCAACTAACGCTTCAACTAATTCTGCTGTTGATTCTAATGGAATTTTAATCTTTGGGTCAGCTATACAATCTAATAGTGGTGTATATAATACCTCAAACGGTAGATTTACAGCTCCTATAACTGGTGTTTATTTTTTCTTTTTCAATGGATTAATAGATAACAATGCTGCTGATGAAAGTAAATTAGCCAACCTATATAAAAATGGAAGCAATATGAATACGATAGCTTATACCTATTACGAAGGTAGCGAGTATATGATGTTGTCTGGATGTGGTTTACTCAACCTAGTAAAAGATGATTATGTTCAAATTTATGCAATAAGAGGAATGCATACTGCAGGAGAAACTAATTTCGGAGGTTATTTCGTCGGTTAATTATGGATTACACAATTACAATCACAGAAACACAAAAGAAAGCATTTGAATACGTTGCGGCAGATGTCGATGAATGGATTACTAATGCAGCTACTGTAAGAGCTGATATAGCTAAAGAAGAGATTCTTTCTTTAAATGCAGCTCATTGCAATAAAAATAGCATTGCCATTGCTGTTGGTGAAGATGCTCAAGTTACACAAGCTTATACGCTTGGTGTTATTAAAACAGCAGCAGATAGGAATAAAGAATCTGATTCTAAATAAATGACAATAACAGAAAAAATCATCCTAACTGAAAATCAGTTAAAGCAAGTTATTGAAGAACATAATCAACTTGGACAAAAGAAGCAACAATTATTTAATAAAGCTACAGAATTACAAGGTGCATTGAAAGCGTTGAAAGAATTAGATGTCGATCAACCTACCAACACCGAATCTGCCTAAAGCTTTAGATATCCCTCAGATATACTTCAGACCGCCTACACCGGACGTTCCGGCTTATAAGCCTATGATCATACCTCCGGCTGATTTAGAGCGCCCTGAAGAGACTGAGGCAGAGGAAACATCAGAACAACCTGAACCACCCAGCTTAAAGATCCCTGTATTGGATATTAAAATGCCAATACCAGAGACAGCTGTAGTGGTAACAGCAGTAACAACAGCGGTGGTGGCAGTAGCTACTACCTCTCTTACTCAATCCCTATTTGAACCTATTAAGAAAAAGGTTCAGAAACAACTACAAGCTAAAGTTAACAAATGGAAGGAAAACCGCCAGAAAAAAAAGGACTCCTCAACAAAATCAAAGACGGAATAGAGGATCAAGACGCCCAAATCCAAATACTCGGAACTTTTGTCAGACTTGGCGTAGTTGTTTGGTCCGGGTTTATCATAACATTAAATTATTTGGAGCTACCTGTAGTTAAGAAATCTGGTAACTCAGATATCACGTTCGTTGCTAGTGTGTTTACGGGTGCACTTGCGACCTTCGGCTTATCCACTGGTAATTCTAAAGATAAAGGTAGTTCAACTCCTGTTAATTGTCCTATGATAAAGAAAAAAGAATGAAGAAATGGCTTTTACTCTTAATGCTGTTATCCCCCTCGGTGGCAAGAGCAGAGTTAGTCACGCCACAGTTCACACAAGGAAGTATGAACTCAACGACGACTACAACTCAGGAAATAGTGGAGGAGATAACCACCACAACTTACGGCTCCGCACTAAATTCATGGGATGGAATCAATATTACTCATACTTCAGCAAGCTCTGGAGGACTAGTAGACTCAGATTCCGTCTTCACGCTACATACAGTTGGCGATCCCTTCTCATTAGAAATAGTGACAAGAGCAGCCAGCCAGGTACTGTCAGTAACAGAGATAGAAAGAGAAATCGACACTACCTCTACTACGGTTTCCTTATCAGTCTTCTCTCAGTAGCACCAGTTCGTGCTGGAGAGGGTGAGACAAATAACACTTCTAACCCCGTGGCGGCTGCAACGGGCAATGTGACCAACCAAGCCGTCCAATTTCAAAACAATGGTGCTCCATCCAGACAACATTATGGTCCCAACATAAGTTGTAATGGAGCTACTATGACCTTCTCTCCTTTCTATATGGGGAATCATACCAAACCTTGGGACATCGATGATGATGGTATGAGTCCTTCTAGCTATACTCTAGCTGAGAACTGGGGATTCCAAGTGAATTTCATGGTTCCTTTAGATCAGAGAGGATTAGAACGGTGTAGATCTATAGCTGCTCAACAACATGAGAAGATGAAGTTGAATTATGAGCTAGTTAGAATAGATAACTGCGCTAAACTTCAACAGAAAGGCTTTATGTTACTACCAGGTTCACGTGTGTACCATTTATGTAGTGATGTAATACCTATAGCTGCTTATAAGAAAGCACAGAAACAGGTTCTAGAATGTAAAGAACCGCCAAAGCCTTGGTATAAACCTTGGCAATCAAGTAAACCTAAATGTCCACTAAAATGACCTTATTAATCAAGCCCATCCTCCTCGCCTTTATTAAATCAGACTCTGTTAAGAAGTTAATAGTCGATGTACTAGAAGCTTATGTAAAGAGAACAGATAATAAACTTGATGACCAGGCTCTTGCAATTGTAAAAACAAAACTATTCTCATAAATCATGTCCCTTTTCGATCTTCCTGTTTCCAAAATAATTGAAGGTAATATGTCTTCAGAAGATAAGAAGGCAGCAGCTAAGAAGAAAGCTGCAGCGGCTAAGAAGAAAAAAGCTAAGCTAAAACCTATTGGTACAGCTAAAAAGAAAGCTAAACTAAAACCTATTGGTACAGCTAAAGGTAAAGCTAAACTCACTCCTTTAAAAAAGAAAAAGAAATGAAAGACGGTACTGGTAAAGAATTTAACGATGAACTTACAGACTTTCTAGAATGGTATATGGATGAAGGCGTAAGCCCTTATGTACCATTAAAGAGATCCTTACATTTTGTAGATGGTCTGACTTCTCTTTGTATTTATAGGCATGAACCATTCCAAGTAGAACTTGTTACTGTAACTCCAGACACCTATATCCCACCCCATACTCACCCTAATGTTGATTCTTACGAAGTAGCGTTAAGAGGTATTGAGTTCTATTCAAACGGTAAGACTACATTACCTTTATGGTTCGCAAATACACCCGATAAAAACAGCAATCTCTCTGCTTCTCATCATATGAAAGTTAGAATATTGCCTGAAACCGAACACTCTGCTAAAGCAGGTCCAGAAGGTGGATGCTTTTTGTCAGTTCAACAGTGGCTGAATGGTGTAGAACCATCAGCAGTTGGCATGGATTGGAAGGGTGGTTCATGTATGGGAGATACCCATGACTCACAGATAACTTCAACAGAAGAAAATGAAAGCAACGGAGAAACAGTTTAATGAGTTACATGGTCTTGTCACGAATGAATTCCTATCTAGGATTAAAAGTGGTGAGGCTACTACTCAAGACTTAAAAGCAGCCTGTGATTGGCTTAAAACTAATGATATAAGTGGTGTTGCTTATGATGGTAACCCGTTAGACAAGTTAAATAGGATAATGCCAAAAGTAGATCCAGAACTTGTAAATCGGAGGCTCTACGGTGTCAACCGCTGAATACTATAGGAAAAATCCTAAAGCTAGAGCTAAACGCTTAAAACAACAAAAAGCGTATATGAAAGGTAAGGGTCGTAAGATTCGCCTTGAAGCAGATAGATTATCTGCTAAACTACCAGGTGGGAAAGTTGGAGATGGGTTGGACGCCTCTCATGACAAGAATGGTCCTGGTAAACACGGTTGGGAGAAAGCCTCTTCTAATCGTAAAAGCCGTCTAAAAGTACAACGTAAATCTAAGTAATCATGGCAAAACGACTATCACGTGCAGCACAAATGAAAGCTGATAGGGCTGCTCGTAAAAAACATTTCGACGAAACTAAAAAAGCACAAGCTAGAAAAGGTCAACAAGGTATGACGTTAAAGCAACGTCAAGCTGATGATGATAGAATAGGTAGAGAGAAACTTCTTAAGAAGCATTCCAAGAGTGATGCTGATTATGAGAAGAAGAAGAAAAGAATGATTAAAGGTGTAGATCAACGCCACGGTACAAATAAGGACAATCTAAAAGCTATCAAAGCTAAAAATAGACCTGGACAAGCTGCTGCTAATGTTAAACATCAAGCAGGAAATGTTGTAAATAAAGTTAAAGGTTTCTTTTCTAAAAAGAAAAAGAAGTAGGAGGTAACTAAAACATGGCATATAAAGAAGGTCAATGGTTACCAGGATCTAAAGCAGGATCAAAGAATCCATTCCAATCAAATGAAAAAATAAAATCCAATCGTACTGGTTGGAAAAGAGAAGGTGGAAAATGGGTTCAATATAGGAAAGGAAAGAAAACTGGTAAGACTCAGAAGTATGCTACAGATACAAACCTAACTGGTAAAGTTATGGGTGGTATAGGTAGAGGATTAAAGAAAGCAAATGAATTAGACAATAAAGCCGCTAAATATGTTGGCAAAAAACTAGTTCAAGGTGGTAAAAAGCTTGGTAAGGTAATAACACGAACTGATATTTCTAAAAAAGAGCAAGCAACATTAGATAAAGTAAAATCTAATAAAAAAACAAAAGAACAGTTAAAAATCAAAAATGAAGCTGTAACTAATCCTAAAACTAAAACTGAATCTAAAACTAAGTCTAAAACTAAAGACTCAGCAGAGAAAGCAGCTTGGTTAAAGAAATCACGCAATAGTCCTGCAGCTAAAAACTTCTCTGATGATGAACGATGGGCTTTACAACAAAGACATCGTGCATGGAAAGCTGCTCGTAAGAAAAAGAAAAACTAGGAGGTAATGTATGGCAGGAGGTTTTGCAGCCAAAGCTACACAAAAGCTTGGACAAGTCATTGGCAAAGAATTTTTAGAAAAAGGTGCTGGAGAAGTAGGTGAAAAAATCGTTAAAGGCGGTGCAGGTGCAGGTGCAGATTTATTACCTCAAGTAACTCGTTCAGGTAATGCTGCGAAAGGTTTGAAAGATATTTACTATCCATTAAGAGGACCAGCTACTGATAAAGCCGCTAGAAGAGCTATAGATGTAGGTCTGAATACTGGTATGATACCAATTGAAAAAGCTGAACAATTAGGTGGCGAAATTTCAAAAAGATCTGAAGTTGAATTATCTGATTTATTAGAAGATATTTTTATTGATCAAAGAAGTAAAGGAATGAATGATCAACTGACTGACATGTTAGAAGATTATAAACCTGCTGAAACTGGTGTAGAATACCAGACTGGTCATAGAAAAAGAGCTTTAGATAGAGAAACTAATACTCCAAAAATAGAAACTGGTTTAGTAGATGCTAAAGGTAATCCTGAACTAATTCGTCAAGAATTTGATAGCCCAGGGGCTAGACAATTATGGGATCGACATAATTATGTTCAACTAGATGAAGCTATGGATAATCCTGAACTTATTGATACAATAATTACACGTCAAGAAGGTTTGATTGAAGGTTCAGATAATTTAAAATATTGGATGGATGAGTATGCAAAAGTTTCAGAATTAGCTGACAATGATCCTTTATTTGCTAAAAGAGATAAAACTAAACAGTTGAAACGTATAATGAAGAATATAAAGACCGCTTCACGTGATCAAGTGTTTGATTATGCATCTCTTAATCTAAGAACCCAAGATAAACAGGTTTTTAAAATGAATAGAGATAGACTTAGAATCCAATCTCTTTTAGACCAAACTTTAGAAGCTTTTGGAGAGAAAGGTCAAGAATGGCATCATACATTCTTTGGAAATAAAGAAGGTGGATCTATATTCTTACAAAAACTATCTCAAGAACCTTTAGTTGCTCTTAACTTAATGGAGCACATAAAACGGCTTGATATACCTACATCTGGTACGATGGGTAATCTTACTGTAATGTCAAAAGCCGATCATACTAAAGTACATAATTTATTTAGAGAATTAGGATTAGAACAAGCTGGAATGTTAGACTTTGCTGACTACATGAAGGCTATAGGAGATGCCTACCTAGACGGTACTGCTGATGTTAATGCTATATTCCGTATGATTGAAATATATTCAGAAGAAGTTGTTCCTTTCTTAAAAGCTACAGAAGATGTAGGTACTGCTATGCGGAAAACAGGTATGGTTCAAGAAAGTGAGAAATTTTTAGGTGAAGGTGATAAAATGAGAGGTATGACTAAAGTAAAACAACTTAACAAATGACTAACGTCCTGACCGCCCTACAAGACGACTTTAAGCTGTTCCTACAAGCTCTGTGGGAACAACTTGACTTACCCTCGCCTACTAGGGCTCAATACTCAATAGCGGACTATCTACAAAATGGACCAAAAAGATTACAGATCCAAGCCTTTAGAGGTGTTGGTAAATCTTGGATTACTGGTGCTTTTGTTCTATGGACGCTCTTTAAAGATCCTGAGAAGAAAATAATGATCATATCTGCATCTAAAGAACGTGCAGATAACATGTCAATCTTTTTACAAAAACTTATCATCGAAACTCCATGGCTAGTACATCTCAGACCGAAATCGGACGACTCTCGTTGGAGTCGCATCAGCTTCGACGTAAACTGTTCTCCTCACCAAGCCCCAAGCGTAAAGTCGGTGGGAATAACTGGGCAGCTAACCGGAAGTCGCGCAGATTTAATGATCTTGGACGACATAGAGGTTCCTGGAAATTCCATGACGGAGTTAATGCGTGAGAA